ATTATCTGAACATAAAACACTATCAATAAGTTGGAGTCATTACCAAAAAAACCGCCGAAACGGGTTAAGTGCGGGTGCGTTGAGGATGCCTGACACATCAAAGGTGGCGGGAGATTACTCTCCCGCCTGGTCACTCTTACTCTCTAGATTCGTAGTCTACGAAAACAGCGACCTCCGTCTGGCCGATTCGGATTCGTACCTCGCAGAGGTCTTTCCTCGTTACCAGTGCCGTCACTATGACGGTTAAACAGATGACGATCAGGGCGATTAACATCGCCTTTTGCTGCTTCATAGCCTGCTTCTCCTTGCCTTTCGGCACGTAAGAGGCTAACCTACATTTGTGAGACATAGATTGGGCCTCAGATTAATGTTAAGCGTCTTGCAGGACGCGTAATGTTAACTGGGGCTTTTCTCTGTCTGCCTTACAGTGACATACCCGAGGCAGACAGCCTCAAGCACCCGCAGCAATCTTACCGACACCGATAAGAAAACGCTATTTTTTATTGCCAGCACCATCTATCCAGGCTAGTTTATCTGCGTCAGAACGGCGCAATGCGCTCGCCTGAGATACGTTTACTTGCCATGGTAACAACAGGTAACGGCAATTGCTGTTTCTGTTTTGTTTCCTTCAAAAACCCCGGACCATCAATCCGGGGTTTTTGTTTGTTAACCCCAACGGCAAATCGAATACACCACCAGCGCCACCGCCATCGCAATTCCTACCGTGGTGAATGCCTCAGGCCAGGTCATTGATTCACCTCCTGCGGTGGTTCCGGTAGCGGCATCCAGTGAGTTGAGCTCTCTACTTCAACGCCGTCTTTGTCCACAAAAGCCATCTTATTCCCGCCACGAGTGGGGCAAAAAACCTTATCCCAGGAACCGGGGAATACATTCCCGAGATCATCGAGAAGAATCACATCGCAATATTCAGCAGGAACTGCATCACTACAGCTTATCCAGCCAGCCGGAGCTACCGGAGAGTTGCCAGCCTTACGCATGGCCATTTCCACGATTTCAACCATATCTCCTGGTGGAATTTTACAAAGTTGCCCAATACATTTCTGCTGCCTGGCATATTCGAGAATGTGCTCCAGTTTGGTTCGATTAATCATTATTTATCTCCCTTAAGCATGGCAGCGCGGCAGGCGTTCCAGCCATCAACATAATCAAACGTATTACTATCGTTTGGCCCGATTTCATCCGGCACTATCGGCTCTGGTTGGATAGTGACGTTGGCAAAGGCAGCACGCAAACCGGTTTTAATTTCTTCGATTTCATCAGAGCCAAGCGATGAATCTGACAGTGCGTGATGGAATGCGTAAGCCATGTCGTCGTTTACTGCAACCGGCACTGCCGGCGCTGCGTAAAGCGGTGTTATATCTGCCCGAAAATCACATGCTTTATGCAGTCGTACCCAACACTCAACTTCCGCTTTGTCAAAATATATAGCAGTGAACGTATTAGATTCCTGGTCAACTTGAGTAAACGTCACCTTCCACGCTACAGCTACGGCTTTCCATCCATCAGGTTGTCGCATTCGCGGGGCAGCATAAAGCTCATGCATTCCATCAGGCAGCGAGTGACCCACATACTCACCGAACCCGTCAATACACATGCCCCCATCTTCAACAATGCATTCCGCTACAGGCTCTGCTTCCAGTGATGCCAGAGCGATAAGCGCCAGTTCACGAATTTCACCGCCGTCTATATCGTCAATATCATCGCGGCCAGAAATGTTAGCCAGCCATTGCAGTCGCTCTTTGGTAATAGTGGTCATGCCGTAGCCCCTTCTTGATATTTTTCAAACCAGAACACAACCGGGTCAGATTTCATTTCAACCAATCCCATACGAACCAGCGCTTTGCCTTTCCCGGACGCAAGGAATTCACGACGACCATCACTGATAATTCGTCGATAATCTTCCAGGCTACTGCAATGCTTGTGCAGATTGCATGGGTGGCATGCTGGTACCATGTTGGATATATCGTCACGTTCCTGGTGAAGCATATTTCCATCAAAACGAATGACCGGTTTTACATGGTCTGCATGCCACTTTTCGCCAAGTTCGCAGCCGCAATAAGCGCAGCGACCACCGAACTTCATGCGCAGTTCTGCACGTTGTTTTTTCGTCAGTGCCATATCAGCTTTCCTTATACGGATTAATTTTATTGTGCAGTGTGTTGAATGACGCCCATACCACGTCGTTATACAATTCAATAACTGGCTCAATTATTTTTCCGATTATCCAGACAAAAATTAGCGGGGATATCGGTGTCATCAACACGATAAACAGAATGAGAAACAGGAATTCTGTTGTTCTACTCTTTCGCGGATATTTTTTTCTAAATAATGTAACCATTCATTACCGCCCTTTCGGGCGGTCTCCTGATGATTTGAGGGTGCAGAAATCCCTCCGGTTAAGGATTAAATTTTTAACAGTGCTAAATTTAATTATTCAGTTCTGGATTTTGTCGCCCTGCGTATCCGCGCTTTCGCGTTACGCTCAATCTGTATCAGCTTTTCTATATTTCTCCGCCTTTCCTGTTCCTCCTGGCGCAATAGCCTTACATCATCTGCCAGTCTGGTTTCTCTTTTTGCCACAGAGAGCATCCAGTCAAACGGCTCCACAACCGCACCGCAGATTTTACAGCGGACCTGACGCTCTTTTTCGTCAACCCGTACAGAGGCGTGATGGCAATATGGTCTTTCCGATGGCTCATAAAGAAAATTAACCTGATTACGAGGGTCATCCTCTTTTACCGGAAATAAAACGATATTGCTTAACTCATCTTCTGGTTTTATTTCCATGCTCCTCTCCTTTGATGCGAATGCCAGCGGTAATTGAAGCCTGATAGCTAATTTCATTCACAGTATCGCCTCCTGAAAATTACCCTGATAGAAAGCCAGTACACGCTGCATAGCTTCGCTCTTCCGGCACTCGCGACAGATTATATTCAGGCGCCTGTCGTAGCGGCGTATTTCTCCGTCAGGTAATGACCAGATAAGGTCCGGATCAACAACAACCGGTTTCCTCACCTTTACTCTCGAGAGTTTTTTGCGGGCGCTTTGCCAGTCCTTGCGAGCCTGTTCAGACGGGAATAAGCCGTAGCCAGAATTATATACATCACCACTTGCGACCAGTTCTATGCATAAGCGACCGACAGACGCACGACTGATACCTGTTTCATCTGACAACTGCCGAATCGTGACCCGACCGTCCTGATGCACGAGTTCCACAATTCGCGTCTTCAGTTCTTCCCGCTGTTCGGGAGTAAAAGGTTTCGCCATAAATCCTCCTGAAACTACTTAACAACCCTCGAATGGCTAACATTCGGACGCCAGCTCTCCCAGTTAAAATTCACCCAGCGCCCGCCGTTCATGACCATGCGATCCATCACCCGCTCGCCGAGCAATGTTTTCATCACCTCATAGTTCAGGTTTGTCAGCATCCCCACGCTGCGCATCGACGCTGTCCGGCGATCAACAATCTGGTGCAGCACCACCTGCTCGTTTTTCGTCTCGCGCTGAATGCCAATTTCATCAAGAACCAGCAGATCCACTTCGCACAGCTCCCGCAAAAATTTTTCGCCTGACTGCCCGTCGTCATAGCTGGCGTGCAGGGCGCTCATAACATCAGCCACGGTAACCACAATCACTGTCTGACCGTCTTTCAGCAGGCGATTCCCGATAGCTGCCGCTAAGTGATTCTTCCCGGTACCAGGTTTTCCGCTGAACGCAAAATTTGTACACCCGGTCATCAGTTCATCGGCGATGGATTTCGCCTGGCTTAACGCGTATCGCTGGCCGTCGTTCTGCACCTGGTAATTCGCAAACGAGCATTTACGGTGCAACGGCTGGATGCCTGAGCGATTCAGAATTTTTTCCACCCGCAACTGGCGATTCAGGCGGTTGATCTCCTCGCTACGTTTCTGGCCTTCAGCAAGTTGCCACTCGCGCCACTCCGCTACCGTTCTGAATGGGGCGGTTACATGTGGCGGGGTCAGTCGGCGGATGCGTTCCAGAACGCCGCCTGTCGCAATATTTTTCATGGTCCGTTACCCCCTGAAGCCTGGCGGGATCGCACTGTCCGGCAACGAGACGGTGTTAACCTGTCGGAGCAACGTCTCAGGCCGAACACCTTTCGGCGCGAACAGGCCCTGGTATTCATTGGCGATGCTGTGTCGAATCACCTGCTCAGGTGTAAAACCCTGCTGACGGAATTTTTCCAGTTCCCGTATCGCCCCGTTAGCGCCCTGCTCCGTTCGAATCGGTTTTCGCAATGCCTGTCTGAACCGGACCCACTCATGCCAGAGTGTTTCCGGCAACCAATCGGGCAGCTCAATAGCCTCCGGCTCGAATTTTTTAGACGCTCGTTTTTGGCGAGGGGGAGATCAGTATTTAGATCTTCCTCTTCCTCTTCCTCTGGTAACGCTTTTTGATCCGTTTGTGTAACGCTGGCAGCGTTACCTTTTCGTTTCAGTTCGCGTATTTTTGTTACTCGCTCGTTTGTAACCGCCCGTTTTTTTTAGAGCTTTTTCCGTTATGACGTTCAAAGTTAGGTAGAGAAAGCCCTCCGTCATTTTCGACCAGCCATCCAACCTGAATTAACGCATCAGCAAAACCAGACATAAAAGTGATGCGATCTATTGCACTTTTTGTAACGCCGCGAGCGTTACAATCTGCATTACCGTCTATCATTTGTTGATCCGCCCATGCCCAGAAGCGAATAACCTGAGGTAGCCTGAGTTTAACGGACACTCCTTCCTGAAATAGAATGG